GCAAACAGATTACCAAATATACCTGATAGTAAATTACCAGTAGTACCAGTAACAAAAGGTGGTACTGGATTATCTTCAGTGTCAGGACAATCTGGAAAAGCATTAGTTGTAAATAGTTCAGCAAATGGATTTGATTTAGCAAATACATCTTCAGCAGAGGTTTATGGATTAGAAATGTATTACAATCCATCAACAATAAATATTGCTGTATCAGTTCAAAATGTTGGTGGTTCAAATAAATATTTTATTGATGGTGTTCAACAAAAAACATTAGAATTATATGAAGGCAATACTTATGTATTTACACACCCTTCGGCACACCCATTTAGATTTTCGACAGATAGCGGTAATACAAGTGCTTATACTACAGGGGTAACTGTAGATTCATCAACACAAGTTACAATAGTGGTAGCTAGTGGAGCTCCAACTCTTTACTACTACTGTTCTTCGCATTCAGGTATGGGTGGTCAAGCTAATACACCTGTTCCTGCTAACAACTCACTTCAAGTTACAACAACTAATCAAGGAGTTGATAGCATAAACTCAACTCAATTTGACGCTTTTGATGATGTCTTATTTAGTGCGAGTGGCTTTACATTTAGCTTAAATAGTAACGGAAGACTTATTGCTACAGTTTAACAATAAGTTTTATAATTAATTAACGAAATAACATAAGGAGAAATAATAAATGGCGACAATCGACATAGGTAAAATTTCGTTTACACAAAAAGGCACATGGTCAAGTGCTACTAGTTACACAGCGAAAGATGTCGTTCAACATTTAGACAATGGTGAACTTTCATCTTATGTTGCAGTAGCTTCATCAACAAACCAAGCTCCATCAACTAATGGTACTGTAAATACTTCGTACTGGAATTTGATGGCAAGGGGTTCGGCAATTTCAAGTACCAATCAAGGCACTTGGAGTAGTGCGACTACGTACAATAAAAATGATGTTGTTCAACACGCACAAGATGGAACACACACTTTTGTTGCAGTTCAAGGTTCAACAAATCAAGCACCACAAACTTTGGGTGTTGTTAATACTACTTACTGGACTAAACTAGCGTCTGGCGTTGGTTCGTCTGGTAATGTTGATGTACTTGGTTCAGTAGACGCAAGTAATAGTTCAACACTAGACATAGATGGTTTCTTCAATGATACAGTTTATGGTCACTACCAAATAATCTTACAAGATATAAAATTTAGTAATAATGCTTATGCAATATTCAAAGCTCTAAATTCTGGTTCTGTAATTGATGGTGAGTTTGTAGGTACTATGAATAGATATACTGAACACTTTGATACAGCAGGAAGATACAATCAAAGTTCTAGAAACCAACCATTAAGACATTATACTTCTGGGCCAGACGATAGACTTGAATTAGGTAGAGGAGAAAAAAGTTCAAATGGTGATTACCAAGTACATAGTGGTACTGAAAGAAGTTTATTTGGTACTTTAGAATTTAATAATCCTCAAAGCAGTACAAATTGGAAATATGGAAGTCTTATGTTCTCTGGCTCTGGTGGTAATAATGGTGCAGTAAATTTTGTAGCACATCACTCTCAATGGGGAATGATTTATACAAGTGCATACACTGGTTGGAGATTTTATCCAAGTGGCGGAAATATTGTAAGTGGCACTATGACTTTATATGGATTTAAGAAATAATTAATATAGGAGATTAATATGAAAAAAATAGCAACACCTGAAGGAATTAAAGAAGAAGAAATGACAGCTGAAGAAATTTCTGCTCTTGAAGCTGAAAATTCTCAAAGAGAAACTGAAATTGCAGAAGCTGAAGCTAAAGCTACTGAATTAGCTAATACTAAAGCTAGTGCTAAATCTAAATTAATGGCAGGAGAGCCATTAACAGAAGCTGAAGCAGATACTTTAATACTTTAATAAATAATTAAAATTGTAGGAGAAAAACTAACATGACAAAAGCTCGTGACATAGCTGACTTTAAATTCGAGAATATAGTCGATACTGGTACTGAGGGTACTAGAGTAGCTTCAGGAACAACAGCACAACGTGGCTCTACGCAAGGTCAATTTAGATTTAATTCTACAACTGGATTAGCTGAATATTATGATGGTGCAAATTTTAAATCTATTGATGCACCACCAAGTGTTACTTCTGTTGATGTAACTGAAGTAGATAGTCAAGCAGGTGGAAATCAAACATTTGTTATAACTGGAACTAGTTTTTCTTCTGGTGCTACTGTAACTTTTGTTGGTGCAGCAGGAACAGATTTTAATGCTTCAAGTGCAACAAGAGATAGTACAACACAAATTACAGCAGTTGCTCCTAAATCATCATTTTTAAATGCACAAGAACCTTATGGTATAAAAGTTGTAAATTCTTCTGGTTTATCAGCTTCACTTGCAGGTCAAATAAATGTAGATTCTGCTCCAACATTTAATATTAATGCAGGAACATTAAGTACATTAGCTGATTTTGGTAGAGCCGCATCAAATATAACTACCATAACAGCAACAGACGCAGATGGAGATGCTATAACCTTTTCTAAAATTTCTGGTACATTACCAACAGGAATAACATTTAATTCTAATGGTACTTTTTCTGGTACTGCTAACGCTGAAACTTCAGATACAACTTATACATTTACAATTAGAGCAACAGCAAATTCTAAAACAGCAGATAGACAATACTCAATTATTGTTAAAGCTCCATTAGTTACTGGTATGCAAAGTGTTGATACATCAGTTAGTGGCTACCACATTTATGCTTTCACTAATTCTGGTGGCAATATGACTGCTACTTTTGCATCTAATATAACAGCAGATGTTTTATTAGTAGCTGGTGGTGGAGCTGGTGGTTATAGTTATGGAAATAATGACATGGGTAAAGGTGGAGGTGGAGCTGGTCAAGTTTTATTTAAAACTGGTCATTCTATATCCGCAGGAAGTTATACTTTTTATGTAGCAGATGGCGGAGCTGGACGAACACATGGAAGTAACACACAACCTAATCCATCAACTCCTGACGGAGAAAACACAACAGCATTTGGCTTAACAGCTATTGGTGGTGGTAATGGTGGAGAGGGAGATAGTTGGCATCAAGCTGGACAAGGTGGTTCTGGTGGTGGACAAGGTGCAAGACATAATAATGCTAATGTTGCAATAACATCAAACAAAACAACTCCTGCTGGTTGGAACTCTTATGGAAATTCAGGTGGAGTTTCTGCAAATGGAAATTACTCTGGCGGAGGCGGAGGCGGAGCTGGTGGAGTTGGAGGAAATCAATCTGGCGGAACTAATGACTCAAACTCACTTGGAGGAGTTGGTGGAGTTGGAATAGATTTATCATCAACATTTGGAACTAACTTTGGAGAAAATGGTTACTTTGCTGGTGGTGGAGCTGGAGGTACTTACAGAGGTGCACATAACTCTACAATTACTATGGCTAATTCACAAGGTGGTAATGGTGGTGGAGGTGATGGAGCTGCTTCTACTGACAGAAATAGTGGAAATGTTTATCAATTTATAGCATCTAATTTAGACGGACAAGCTAACACAGGTGGTGGAGGTGGTGGTTCCGCAGAAGACCATGATGGGTCTACAAATATTGGCTCAACAGGCTCAGCTTCAGGAGCAGGTGGTTCTGGAGTTATATTAATTAGAGTTGCCGCATAATGGCTAGAAAAAAAATTACTGCTAAAGAGTTTGTTGAACAAGCTACAGGATTAAGACTTTCTGCACACGAAAAATTATGTGCTGAAAGAATGAAACACATTCAAGAGAGTATTAAAGAATTAAGTAAAGAGGTTAAATCATTAAGAACTGAAGTATCTAAAGGTAAAGGTGCAATTAGTGTGCTTGTATTTTTAGGCACTTTAATAGTTGGATTAGTCGGATTCTTTAAGTGGAATGGCTAAAAAGAAATCTAACTTCTTAAATAAAGAGGTTCACGAAACCAGAAGCAAATTTAAAAAGACTTCTATATCAACAAACAAAAGTAAAATTAAATGGTCTTCTATGAACAAACACAAAAGGAGACAACATAAAAAATGAAATTGGTTTTATTTATGTTTATGTGTGCTGTAGTAGATGGTGAAACTAGGTGTATGCCACCTTATGAAACAGCAATATTAAATAATCATTATGATTGTATGGTTAGAGGATACAATGAAAGTATAAGACAATTAGAAAAAATTGGTGTAGAAGAAGTTAATAAAAATCAAATCTATTTTAGGTTTGTTTGTCAAGAAACAAATATAGATAAAGGAGTATAGTAAAATGACAAAAAGACGTGGATTATATGCAAATATAAATGCAAGGAAAAAGAAAGGTATATCTAGACCAAAATCTAAAAGTACTATTTCACCTAAAGCATATGCTAATATGAAAGCAGGTTTTCCTAAAAAGAAAAAATATGCGTAGTAGAAACTACAAAGCAGAATACCGAAAATACCAAAGTTCTACAAAGTCAAAATTAGATAGAGCATCTAGAAACAGAGCAAGAAGAAGATTAGCTCGTTTAGGTGCTGTATCAAAAGGTGATGGTCGAGACATAGATCATAGAAATAAAAATCCTAGAGATAACTCTATGTCAAATTTAAGAGTAACATCAAAAAAATTAAACAGAGGAAGATACAGAGTATCATAATATGTGGTTAAATTTATTATCAATGGGCATCAAGACTGGTGCAAAATTATATTCTGATAAACAAAAAACAAAAGAAGCTTTATCAGAAGCTAGACTACTTCACGCCGAGAAGATGAAACGAGGGGACATCGAGTACCAAGGAAAAGTATTTGAGAACCAGAAGGGAGACTGGAAGGACGAGTTCGTACTTTTGACGGTTAGCTCCCCTCTGTTTCTCTTGGCATATTCTGTGTTTGCAGAAGATGAAGAAATACAAAATAAAATAGATTTATATTTTGAAAAGCTACAACAGATGCCGTGGTGGCTAGTTTCATTGTGGATTAGTATAGTTGCGGCAATTTATGGAATAAAAGCTACAGATTTAGTAAAACGAAAATAGGAGATAATATGAAAGAGTTTAAAAGTAATATGCAACACTTATGGTTATTTCATAGAAAAACTGTATTAGTTGTAGGGGTACTATTTGTTATTGCAGTAGTATTATAATAATGAAAACAATTATTAATTGGATTAAAAAATTTTGGGAAAAACAGGAAAAAGCAATAGAAGATTGTATGCCTATAGCTTTTCCTGAACCCGAAGAAATAAACAGAGATAACCTTTGTCCTACTTGTCATAAAGACTTTGGTTGTCAATGTGAGTAGTTATGAAAGTATCTGAAAACACTTCAGTAAGTATGCCGATCAAGAATATGATCGGGATAATCGTAGCCGTCAGTTTAGGAATTTTCGCATTTACCGAGATTACGGCTAGGTTAACAAGTCTAGAAACTTCAAGAGAATTAATGAATGCTGACTTGTTAAAAGCAAGTGAACAGACTACCGTAGATAAAGAACAATTTATCCTTATAGAAGATTTATATAAGACTACTGATGAACATACAGAATTATTAAACAAAAACATTCACAATCAAGTAATGCTACAGCATTTAGAAAAACAATTAGAAAAAGCATTAACTGATTTAGAAAAATTAAAAGATAAAGTTAGGGAGAACGGAAATGGAAATAGTCATTAGTCTATTATTATTTCTGGGAGAACCTGCGGTATTGAAAGAACATTTATACATACAAGATCAAAAAATGGCAACCTGCCTTAAAATGAAAAGAGTTGCCGAGAGAAGCAGTAATGCTAAATACCAATGTGCTAAAGTAAAAGCTACAGTTAAAGTAGATGAATATTCTGGTGAGAAAAAAATTACTAGCATAACAAGTATGGACTAATGAGAAAAGAACACAAAAGTCCTACTGGTGGATTAACTGCAAAAGGTAGAGCATACTTTAAAGCTAAAGGTCATAATCTAAAAGCTCCCGTCACAGGAAAAGTAAAACGAGGATCAAAAGCGGCAAAAAGAAGAAAGAGCTTTTGTGCTCGTATGTCTGGAGTTAAGGGTGCTATGAAAGATAGCAAAGGTAGACCAACAAGAAAAGCATTAGCTTTAAGAAAATGGAAATGTTAAATTATGAGTAAAAAATTAAAAGCATTAAGTAAACAACAAATGAACACACTTAAAAAACATTCTGTTCATCATTCAACAAAACATATGAATTTTATGAAAGATCAGATGCGAAAAGGAAAATCATTCAAAGTCGCACACAGAATGGCTCAATCAAAAGTTGGAACATAATATGAGTAAAGAAACAGAAAAGAAATTATCAGAACTGCACAGCAAACTAACTGATAAACTATTAGAAAAAATCAGAGACCCAGAAGTAAAAGCTTCTGATCTTAACGTTGCTAGGCAGTTTTTAAAGGATAATAACATAGATTGTGTACCTACCGAGAACAACTCTATGGCGAAACTTGCAGAGGAGCTCCCATTTAAGCTCTCTGATGTAATACAAGGTAAAGGAGACATAAAGCAATAAACGCTTATATACACGCCTCTAGTGGCGTTTAAAGGGTATATTATGAAAGAGATAACCCAAGATTTCAGGAACTTCCTGTATATCGCTTGGAAACATTTAAATCTTCCAAGCCCAACAAAAGTGCAATTTGATATTGCCGACTATTTACAGAATGCACCAAGACGAGCAGTTATACAAGCCTTTCGAGGTGTAGGTAAGTCTTGGATATGTAGTGCCTTTGTATGTTGGAACTTGTTGAAAAACCCCGACTTAAAATTTCTCGTGGTATCAGCAAGTAAAACAAGAGCAGATGATTTCAGTACATTTACAAAAAGACTAATAACTGAAATGGACATACTAAAGCACTTAACACCAAGATCAGACCAAAGGGGAAGTAATGTATCCTTTGATGTTGCCCCTGCAAAAGCGGCACACTCTCCATCTGTTAAGTCCGTAGGGATCACAGGACAACTAACAGGTAGTAGAGCAGATTATATTATTTCTGATGACTGCGAAAGTTTAAACAATAGTTTAACTCAAAGTATGAGAGATAAACTTACAGATAACGTTAAAGAGTTTGAAGCTGTGTTATCTCCTAATGGTAAGATTATATTTTTAGGTACACCACAATCGGATATGTCAGTTTATAATGACTTACCGACTAGAGGATATGAAACTAGAATATGGACAGCTAGAAATCCTGAAAAACTAAAAGCATATAGATATGAAAACAAACTAGCACCTTTTATTAAAGAAGGTAAGTTTGGAGAGCTAGAACCTATTGATCCCGAAAGGTTTGATGATTTAGAGCTCAAAGAAAGAGAAGCAAGTTATGGACGAAGTGGCTTTGCCCTTCAGTTTATGCTTGATACTACTTTATCAGATAAAGAAAGATACCCACTTAAATTAAGTGATTTAGTAGTAATGGACATCAATAATGATGTAGCTCCCGTCAAGTTAGCTTGGGCGGGTAGTCCCGAATACATTTGTGAAGATTTACCAAGCGTAGGTTTTACAGGAGATAAGTATTATAAACCTATGTTTAAATCCGAAGACTTTGGAGATTACAAAGGTTCTGTAATGTCTATTGATCCTGCGGGTCGTGGTCAAGATGAATTGGCGATTGCCATAGTCAAACAGCTAGGTGGTAATCTATTTGTGCAGAACTGCACGGGGTTAAGTGGTGGGTATACAGAAAGCAATCTAACGAAGATTGCAACACTAGCTAGAGACACTAAAGTTAATATGATTATCGTTGAGAGTAACTTTGGTGATGGTATGTTTACACAATTATTAAAACCTGTAGTCCAAAGGTATTATCCTGTGACTATAGAAGAAGTTAATCATACCAAACAAAAGGAACTTCGTATCATTGATACGTTAGAACCTGTGATGAACCAACATAGGTTGGTTGTTAGTCCGCAGTTAATACGTCAAGATTTTGACACAACTGACCCTAACTACCAATTATTCTATCAGTTAACTAGGATAACAAAAGATAGAGGATCATTAAGAAATGATGACCGACTTGATGCTCTTGCAATCGCTGTTGCCTATTGGGTAGAACAAATGGCTATAGACAGCGAGAACCAACTTCAAGATCATAGAGAACAATTATTGAAACAAGACTTGGAGAAGTTTCTAGAAGGAACTTTTGGACATAGCCAAACAAAAGACCGATGGTTTTAAAGACAAGCACGGGCTAATACAACTACTACGATTACTCTGATTAGTATTAACTATAGTATTATATCTATAGTATTAGTTGTAGTATTATATCTATTAGATAATATCATAGTGTTATCTCATTAGGTACATGCTGGAGAACTACATATTGTAGTGTTAGTAGTCCTGACTACCGATTTTATCAAGGATCAAGCTAAAAGCTAGTATTGGCGTAGGCAGTTAACGACCGAAACAACTCGGGTGTTGCACAATTACAACATCTTGTCAACTCATTTTGTTTTGTTGAAAAAATCTGAAAGGGTATCTTGTTATCGTTCACTATCGAAAAACCCCCGTACACGTCTAGGTTGCATTTTAAAAAGACAAAATTAAAAAGCTACAAACCACAACAAACAATAATAAGGATATACAATCCGTATTATTTAAAATTATAACGGCTCGATTTTTTTGTGGGTGGTTTCTTTAAGTGTCGGGGTGTATCTGTTTTTTTTGTTTGTGAAAAATCTTAAACCAGAACGGACAGAAAAATTTTAATTAACTCGTTATGACTTGTTGCAAACTTTGGACATCTACAACAAGTCATAAGATTAACAGGTGTTAACCTGTTGTTATGTTTTGTTTTGTTTCCGTTGTTTCCGTTGAACTCTTAACGGGTTGATTTGGGTTTTTATCTACATCTTGATGGTACCCCTCATCAACAAACGGAAACGATAATTGAACGGGTTGTTTTGACTTCTTTTTTAAAGGTCTAACTCGTTCAGTTATTGTATAGGTTATTGTCTTTTTACGGACATAACCTTTTTCTTTTAAAGTTAATGGTTTCGACTTGTTATCCATTATTGACCTCACTTTCTTTTGGTTGTTGTTGTTGATTTAAAGAACTCGGAACGTTTGCCCTCGTTCTTATTGCCCGAACACGTCTAAATCTTAACGGCTCGGATAATTTCAAAGTCGGTACATTAAAAGAAATATTATTAAATCTTTTTTTGTATCTTACGTTGAAACTTTCCACTTTACGAAACAACTTACTATTATTTGTGTTTCTAAAATGAAACTGATTTAACACGGGGTAATCACCTCTATTTTTACTTACCCACAAAATAAACTTTTTATAGTTTAAATCGGAATAGCTTAACGAGTTTGATCGAACATAAGTAGTTAACCCGTGAACGAACTCCAAATATCTATACATTGTAGTCGCTGAAATATTGCCTTTAAATAATCTAAATTCTAAAGTTTTTTCATTAGAGTTATTTAAAATCTCGTATCTGTCGGTTGTTGCTCTTGTATAGAACTTTAATTTTTTACCGAACACCACTCGAGAATAACTTGTATCATTGGCTAAATCACGTCCAGCAATTTCACAAAGATATTTAAAATTCGGCTCATAATTTAAGAACGTACCTAATAACCCTTGTTGAAATGGTGTTAATAAGTGTTTTGGTATATGAACGTGAACACCCGTTTTTTTATCTTTATAACTATACAAATAATCTTTTACGTTTTTTTCAAACTTAAACCAATAATCAGTTTGTTTTGCATAGTCCAAAGTCATTGGAACGATATTTAATTCTAATCCGTTTTGACCTAAAGACCCGTCAGATTTACAAATAGCCGTACCCGACAAAATATCTTCTTCCAATCTTTTAACAATATTTCTCGGACATCTATTAGATTTATTAACCTCTAATTCT